CAAGGAAAAAATGTTATGCGTCGATATTACCTAGCATAACATTTTTTCCTTGGCTGAGTCAAACGATATCCCGCCCCCGGCTTGATATTGTTTTTGGAGACCCTATACAGAACATTTTCTTGATGATTGGTGCTGGCTTTTGGCGGTCACTTGGCGAGGGCTTCGCGGTCACTTGGCAGGGCTTCGCAAGGGCTTCGCGGTCACCCTCTGGCGAGGGGGTTCCGTTCCATCCGTCACTTCGCGGTCACTTGGCGAGGGCTTCGCGGTCACTCTGCAAACTTTATTTTTTGCCCGTCTAACTCTCACTCTGCGGTTCACTTGGCGGTTACTCTGCGGTCACTCTGCAACTTTGTGGGGTTGCATCCCAATCTAATTCCGTGCAATTGTGTAGGAGTTACATCAATCCGGGGTTTTGAACCCCCATAACCTGCGAGGAATGATCATGAACACACTGTTTGAAGTTTCCCCAATCCCATCCAATCAACTGCTAACTGAGAAGTACCGCCCTCTGAAGGTCGCCGGGTTCATCGGACTTGACAAACCAAAAGAGAAAATGGCGGCTCTGGTAGCCAGACCCTTTGACTCTGCTTGGATGTTCGTTGGTCCCTCTGGTATGGGAAAAACTACACTTGCCCTCGCAGTTGCGGATGAGTTAAACGCCGAACTGTACCACGTACCATCGCAACGTTGCACCATCGCGGAAGTTGAAAAGATTCGCTCACGTTGCCAGTATTCTCCCGCGTTCGGCAAGCGTCTCCACCTGATCTTAGTTGATGAAGCTGACACAATGAGCAAGGCGGCTCAGGATGCTTTTTTGAGCATTTTGGACTCCACCAACCGGGCACCAAACACAATCATCATCTTCACGTGTAACGAAACGTTGGGCCTTGAGAATCGCTTTTTGTCGCGATGCTTTGAGGTCAAATTTTCGTCTCACGCGGTATCCCAGCAAATTTCCGCGATGCTCGCGGAGGTCTGGGAAGTTGAGACGAACGGCAATCCATCCGTACCCAATTTTCAGCGAATCGTGAAAGAGGCAAATAACAACATCCGGGCGGCTCTGATGGATTTACAGCTTGCGATTATGGCCATTGCTTAACGGTTCGCGAGTGTGATAGAAGTATAGTTATTAGACGGGTTTCGACCCATAACCCAAAGGGGACAACATGCACAACATGACTAGTTTTGAATCTCAGACCCTTATCAACTGGTTCCTGTATCAGATGACAATGGAACAGCGCGAGAAGTTGATGCGCGAACTTCCCACCATTTACAACCTTGCGGTTAACGCTCAGATTGTCAAAGTTGTGCGCGTGAGCGATAACCAGTCTATCTAAGAAGTATAGTTATTAGACGGGGTTCGTTCGCGAACCCCATAACCCAAAGGGGGATTGCATGAACATCTACGAAACGATTACAAACCGCATTATCGCCTCGCTTGAGGCTGGCGTTATTCCGTGGCGGAAACAGTGGAAAGTTTCCGGCAAAAATGGGGGGGCGGCTGGCGTTCCCTACAATGTGACATCTGGCAAGCGATACCGGGGGATCAATGAAATTTCCCTTTTGTGCTCTGGTTATGCGTCTAGCGGTTGGTGTACGTACAAACAGGCGCAAGCGTTGGGCTATCAGGTTCGCAAGGGTGAGCGTTCCTCGCCGGTCGTGTGGTGGTCATTCCCTGACCGCGCGAACCCGGCAGAAAAAGACCGTGCTCCGTTCGCAAAATTTTACAGCGTCTTCAATTTGGAGCAGATGGACGGCGTACCGGGTGAATTGCCGTTAGGCGATACAGCGGAACCGTTCGACGCTATAGCCTCCGCTGAACTGGTAGCCAATAACTACATGGGTGCGGCGTCTCATCCTACGCTGTCTCACGGTGGCTCAGATGCCTATTTCAGACCCTCTACCGATCATGTCCAGATGCCTCCTCGCGAGTCGTTCGTCTCCCCTGAAAATTACTATTCGGTTCTGTTTCATGAGTTCGTGCATTCGACCGGCATTAAATCGCGGTTGGGTCGCGAGGAGTTAGCGTCAATGGTTCGCTTCGGTGATCGCGAATATTCCAAGGAAGAATTAACGGCGGAGTTCGGCGCGGCGTTCCTCTGCGGCGAAGCTGGTATCTCGAATGAGGCTCTGTTAGATAATTCGGCGGCGTACATCCAATCTTGGATAGCCAAACTTCAGAGTGACAAAACCTTCGCGATACAGGCCGCGCAACGTGGCCAAAAAGCGGCCGATTTTATCCTCGGGCGTACGTGGAAGGCGGCGGAGGAGGTCGCGGCGGAGTAGTTCGCAGATGGGCGCGGAGTGCTGTCAAAGCCTCCGCGTTAATGCGGCGGTGGGAGTCCAAAGCCTCCCGCATTGGAAGGGGAAACATGCAAGACAGCAACTTGCTAACTCACGTAATGCGCTGGCATGGTCGGGCGGCTGTCGAACCCGTTTATGGTACTGGCGTAGTCGTGGAAGAAACGGTGCCGCGTGGTGCTGCCACTCCGGTAATAGATGCGCTCTGGCGTCCGGGCTGCGGTTATGAAATAGCCTGCTTCGCTCCTCGCAGTGCTCCGGCGCGGCAACTGTCCAGCGCGGCAAAAGGTAGCATGCGGCGTAAAGCTCTGGCGCGTCGTGTCAATGCGGCGGCTCCCCTCTTCGCGGCTGATCTGTACGCGGCTGCGCTGGCTAAAAATTCTGCTTACTTTGATGGTGAGTAAGTTAACCAAGGCGGGGCTAATCCCCATAACCGGAACCGTTCGGAGGTCTCAAAATGTTTCTACTTCCTTTGATGGCGGCGCTCGCCGTTGTCTTCAATTTCCCCCCCTCGTGCGTTTATTCCGTTGTCCGCTGCATCGTTCGCCACAAGCGCGACAAGGCGGCGGCGGTCGCGTTGCGTGCAATGAAGTACAACGACATCCGGCGAACCCGCTAAACCCTAACCGGGGGCCGCTGCTGGCGGCTCCCATAACCTGAAAGAGAGGATTCATGTCCTACTATCGTCGCAACTATCGCACGTCTAAACCCGTTGTTCGCAATATCGCCGTTAAGTTCGCGGCTCCCTGCGCCTGCTGTGGCGTCACCATCAAAGCAGGCGAGCTTGCCACTTATTACCCGGTCGGAACTATCGCCAGTGTCACGGTCGCCAAGATTTGCCATATCGGGGGCCTTGAGGGTAACAGTCACCATTGTGCGGCGAATCTCAGGGCGGCGTTTGTGAAGGCGGAGGATACGCAACTGGCCTCGTACGTTGCTGAGGGCCTGGGCGAGTGGTAGCGTGTGGTATAGTGTAGTTATTCCGGGGGCTAGGCTCCCACAACCTTAAGGGGGATTTATATGTTTGAACTGTCGGAAGCTGCTGAGGCGGCTCTTATTCTTCATAACGCTAAGAAGGCTGTAACCGGGCGCGGCGATGGCTCCTGGTGGATGCTCGACAAACTCCAGTGGAAAATCATCTCGTCTCTCACTGGCACAGAGCACGCTTTCATTCTCGGTATCATCACGGCTTACAATCTGCGGCGGGTCGCATAAACTTTACTTCAACCGGGGGCCGCTGCTGGCGGCTCCCCATAACCTTTAAGAAGGGGAATAACTACATGAAAAACTTCGTTGGCGTCCGCTCGTTTCGCAAGGATATTAAACCGTACTTCCGTTTTTACTCGGCTCCGTTGGGCGAGATTGTCGAGGCGGAGGTCCATTACCGCGATGGATTTAATGGCGGCAAGCGCGGTTATTATCTCGCGTTCTACGTCAAGACTCTCAACGCTGACGGCTCCGTCGTCTGGATGCCTATGACCTCCCCTCAGTTGCGCGTCTACCTGGGCGATGCTACGCGGTTCAACCTGTCGGCGCTGCAAGGGTTCGCGGTTCGCTTGGATGCTTCAATCCCCGATCTGGCGGCGCTGTGGCTGCGTGATGGCTCGGCGGCGGTTACTGATGCGGTCGTGGCTCTGCTGGCGGCTCCTGCGCTCTCTCTCACCATGTAATCCAACCGGGGGCCGCTGCTGCTTGGCGGCGGCTCCCCATAACCTTTTAAAGGGGAATAACTACAATGGAAAAACAGACACTGACTCAGGCCGATCTAGACGGCTTCTACGGTAGTGACAACTATTACAGGCATGGGCTGACTGGCTACGTTTACACCGATGGCATCAAGTATCTGGCGGAGGTCGGCGGGGCTTACTGGCTGATTGATGAGGTCATGCTTGAAAACAGGTTCCGCGCTGAGGTCCGGGCGGAGGAGTTTCAAGTGTGGAAGCTGGTACGGGATGCGGAGGGCCACTCTGCTTGGCTGGTCATGGAGGATGGCAACGACAACGCAATCCGGCGCAAGCGGATAGAGTTCACTGATTTTCCGCTGCCGGAGGTCACTCTTTTCTTTGAAAATTCCACGCTGTTTCTACCTCGGGAGAGATAAACGATGGCATACGACTACGGTCATGCGATGCAAATCATGCGCGATGCGCGAGTGTTCGCGCCTTCGCTGATTTTCATGGGCGGTCAGTACCACGTCTTTACTCGCACGGTGCTGCTCGGCTCCGGCGACACGATAGAGGCGGCTCTAGTTGCCGCGCGGTTGATTCCGCTCGTCATTCCCCCCTCTATCCTGTTTGTCGCGGTCGGCTTCAACATCGTCAAGGAAAACGAACGGATGGCGGTCGCAAAGTCGCGCACGATGGCTATGCGGATCGCCAACGCACTTAACGAATACGTTCCGGGGGATAGGGGTTACTGATGGCGTCGATACTGAGTTGGCCAAACAAACCAGAAAATAGGGGGGTACCGATGAACGCTGTTTTTATGGCTGTGGTCACAACGTTGCGCGAAGCCATGAACGCCTTACCGTGGGACCAATACAAGGCCTTAATCGCGAAGCTACACAAGACACTGACGGAAGAAATGGAGCGCATTAGATAATGGCTGACGACAACGCATTGCTGGACGTGGGCCGCGAACTGACGGCGGCGGAGTTGGTTCCTAAAACTGTGGTCATCCTGGGCCGTGCTGATCGGGCCGTCATGGTTACAACTTGGGTTCAATCGGTCGGGGTGGATTTCGTCGCCTTCTATCACGGCGCAGTTCACACAACCTTTATCGCTCGGCGGCTCCCCGATGACACTTTGACCGATGACAGCGGGGCGCGAATCCTCGTGTTTGAATACTTGGGGGTGGTCTAACGCCAATCATCCGCTAAACGCTTGCAGAATCGCCGTGGGGTGTAGCCTCACGGCGTTTCTGCGTTTGGGGTGGGGGTTAGGGCCGTCCGGTCGTCTCCGGCGCGTCCTGGGGGCTATAATCGACGGGCAGTTGAAGGGTGGCTTAATGCTGAGTCCGCTACTGTCGAACACACTCCCCATCTCTCAAATCCACACCTCGCAGGATACGACCGTTATCAAGCTGGCCGGTCCTGCGGATGCGTGCTGTGAGATGACGATTCAACGGGTCGCCTCTCACATCCCCGCTCACATCCGGCGCGTCCGCATTGAAGGCGATGAACCGTTGATGCATGGTGATCAGCTTGGCGTCCTGCTGAGTGAGCTTTCCTTTGAAGGAAAAACCATCCATCTGCGAACCTCGGGGATTCTCGAACCTCCGGCTTACTGGAAGGACAATACACACATCTGCTGGTCGTTCGGGTTATAGGCTTGTGCGCGGTCGCAGGAGCGGCGCTGCCTTAACGAACCCAGTCCTCTCCTGCTGCCTCGGCAAGACTGGCTCTGATGATTGGAGGATTTAATGATCGACCTTTTGATCCTAATGTTTGGTCTGGGCGGCACTCACCTAGGCTCATCCTAAAGAGTAACGCCAGAAAAATTGGGGGGAGTTCCACGCTCCCCCCTTTTTTATGCGCTCAAGGTGAGGCTGACAAGAGTGACAGAACACTCGGGGTTATCTCCTGTCGGGGTGAAGCTGGCACCAACGGCGAAGACATAAAGCGGGTCCTTGTTGGCGGCGACATCTCGCGGGTGCTGGGTGAGGTCTGCGGCTGGCTGCGGGTTGCTGGCGACGTTCGATTTAAACGTGCCCTGTATCTTGCCGGTTTCGCTGTTCGCTAACAGGTCCTCCGCCTTGAGCATGAAAACCGCCTGCGGCAAGTCTCCCTCCCCTCCTATCGGCTCGGCTGGCGAGGAGGCTATGGGCAACCATAGGGCCGGATCGGTCGACGGGTCGGCTAGGCTTGGCCGTCCGTATAGCGTCACTGTGAGCGTGCCTGGGCCTAGTGGCTCGGCATAGCCTACGGCGGTGACGTCGAACAGAGCGAGGTCTAGCTTGACGCTACCCGGCAAGGTGACGGCGACGGGGCGCGTATCGTCCAGCATGACGAACAAAGCAGGGTTGGAATCCTTGAGAGTAAGCGGGGCGGCGGGGCGTCCTGTATTGACGACGGTAGACATGGGGCGGCTCCTTCGGGGCTTGCGGTGGGGGCGATTAGGGCCGTCTCTGGTTAGCTGCGGGGTAGCAGCTTGTATGCCTGGGTGATCTGCGTTTCGAGATACGCCAATCCTTCGGGGCCGTCGTGCTTCTCGGCGGCTTCGCGTAGGATCGGCAATCCGCTCTCGATGCTTTCAAGGATTTCCTCGCGGGTGGCCGGTCGGCCTCGACAATACCACTCCGTTTTGAACGGTCGCGCTATTTGAAACAGAACCCCGTCGACGGCTCCGGGGCGGTTGCGGATGTTAAGTAGCAGGTGGCGGCGGGTGTACCACAGCAGCGTCACTCCGGGGTTGCGCTCGATCATCACGCCGGGGCTGGGCTTGATGATTTCGCTAATTCCGCCATCTTTGCGGCGGTGCATGTGCGGCTTGGAGAGAAACGGGCAGTTTCGCGCGGCATACTCGGCGCATTCGCGATGACTCGGCGGCTCGGAGCTAATCCGGTTGACGGCGCACATCGGGCCGATGACGAAAACTTCCTCTGCATACAGCGGTCTTCCGCACGTCCAACACAACCTCTCCTCGATGGCTTTACGGAACTTGCGTATATCCATCGCGCGAAACTCCGGCTCCCCTTTCACGTATTGGACAAACCAGGGAACCGGATAGCCTCGTGCGTCTATGGGTAGCTGACGCATGAACCGGGGCGGCGCTGCGATATCGGGCCGCAGACTATGGGGGCAAGTGCTCATCGTGTTCTCCTCTTATGCTGTCCAGCAATCAATGTGGACGTTTACATAGCCACTGGGTTGCAGCGCATTTTGCACGGTTACGGATAGCGTGTTGGTTCCGGCTGCGCTCCACGTTAGGCCGTTCAGGATCGTTTCTCCGTTGGCAATGACTCCGCAACTGACATAGTTCAGCTTGTTGTTTTTGAAAAGTACAGTTGCTATCTGGGTCGTGGTTTGACTGGTGGTGGCGGTGAAGGCTACGTGGCCATTGATCACATTTAGTTTTGTCAGCGTCACGCCTGGGGCCGGTGTGATCGAGACGCCTCCGAGAACGATCGTTATGGGGTTTGAATTGATGTTGTAGAGAAACGATGCAATGGGCGAGTTGGTGTGTCCTGCCATCGTTGTAAGGGCTTTAATCGTGGTCGAGATTGCAACCGGAATGGGGCCGGTATAGGTCGGGCCGTTACAGGTGCCTGGGGTCGTCGCGGCTGGTGTCGTGCCGTCGGTGGTGGGACATATCTTGGCTCCGCTGGTCGTCGTGGCCAAACTAACGGACTGCGTCGACGTGTAGGTGCCTGGGAGAGGTAGAGCGGTGGGTGTAGCGGCTGGCGGCGGCGGCGGGGCCGATATGTTGACGGTGGACGTTCCTGAAATAGTTCCGTTGGTCGCCGTGATGGTATCCGAACCTGCGGAGACTCCTGTAACTACGCCGGTCGCGCTCACGGTGGAGTGTGCGCCTGTGTCCTGCCACGTCGGGCCGGTGCAAGGTTCGGTTGAGTTATCGGAATACTTGGCGGTGCAGGTCATCGCGAGGGTTGCAGGCATGGCCACGGCTCCGGGGTTGGGCGTGACTGTAAACGTGGTCACCGTGGGCGAGGTGCCTCCTTCAATCGCTCCCATAGTCGGCGGGGTGGGGCGGAGGTGGCCGAAGTAATCCGTGGTGATGCCGGGGATGGCGATTCCGGCTCCTACAACCGCGCTGGGCGATGCCGGGGCCATGTTGCCATAGCCGTAGATGTGCCACGTCATATCGGTTAGCTGTGGGCTGGTGCATAGCGCGTTCGTTTCGCCGTAGAGACCATTGGGACACGGCGCGGTCGCCAGTTGCCCATAGGTGGCGTTGTGATCGTACGTGCTGCCTCCGTACGGGTATGGGCTGATGGCGTCGACGTACATAGGATTGGGGCTTTTGCCGGTGGCCTGGGCGCTGGTGTACCCATTGGCGACGGTGTTAGGGAATCCCACGATGACGTTGTCGTCAAAGTTCAAAACGCAAGTCGCATCAGAGCACGCCGGAGACGCTTGGTTGGTCACTCCTACCGCGATGACTCCAGCGGTGTAGATGGTGTTGTACCTGATATCGGTGTGTGATCCATTGGAGACGGCGACATACAAAGCGGTGTCACTGGCGCGGCAAAAGTCCGATAGCTGCGCGGCTCCGCCAGGGGCTAATCCGGGCATATGTCCCGGCGCATTGCAATTCCCCACAATGAGGCTGTTGGTCACTGAGCCGGAGGAGCCTAGCTTGATCTGTTGCCCCATGTTGCCAAAGTCGATCACACCGTTAATGATCACACGGCTTCCGTTGCCGGTAACGTGTAGAAAGTCGTGGCCGTCCTGGGAGGCATACTGACAACCGCCTCCGTTGATAGTGATAATCCACGGAGGATTTGACTCTACGGTGGTGGTGCCCATGCAATCGCCATAGCCGCCGTGACTCTGATCCGTGCCGTCTCCGACCTGACCGACACTGCCCCACGGCAGAGTGAAGTTATTGGCGGGTACGATTGGATAGACTTCCGCGAATCCGGCGAAGGCCATATTCACGTTATTCAGGGTGAGCGCTCCGCTGCCGGTGGTGCCGTTGCCGGGGTCCATGTTAAACGTCGAGTGAGGGCATCCAGAGGCAGACACATTGGTCAGCACGGTCGCATCCCCCGTTGCTCCGGCGATGCAGTCGTGCGCGGTGCCGTGAATGTAAACGTCCTGAATGTTGACGTTCGTAAAAGAGTTAAAAAATTGCAGTCCCTCTGTCGTGTAATCCGACAGCGGATAGCTTGTCGAGCACGGATTCGTGGTCAGCGAAGATGCTTTGTTGCAACTGGTATGGTCGGTGATTTCGAAGCATTGGATATCGACATAGCTGTTAGTCGTAAACACCCAGTTGGTTCCATATCCGCCATTCACGACGGTCTTGGCGCTCGGGCTGGAGCAGTTGGCGTAGTTGATTCCGAGAATGCGAGTGTGCTGGCTGGCGGTTCCTGCTGGCGGAAACGGCGCTCCAGATTGGAACGGGTCGCCGTTGAGTCCGTATGAATCTGAACCGTTCGGGCCGGATTGACCCACGCGGCAACTGTCGCCGGTCATGCCCTTGCAGTCGATAAGATAGGTGTCGCCTGCGCTCCCTACCCATCCCCACTTGGGCGCACCTGCGTTGACGTCGGTGGTGTAGGTGCCGTCTGTCCAGAGCGAACGGATATCGTTGAACGCACAATGGAGATTGGTTCCGGTTCCACCTGCGGCGGCGTAGCTCTGCGGGTTGGTGCCGTCACATTGGCCGTTGGTGTTGTTGACGGAGTAGCGGCTTCCGCCTGCGGCGTTCACATACCATGTGTTTCCTGTGGACCGCCCTATGCGGCTCACACTCACGATCAACGTTGCAATGATCGCCAGCCCCGAGACAATCCAGATGACCTTTTTCGCGGCTCCTGACATGGCGGCTCCCTTGGATTTCGGTGGGGGCGATTAGGGCCGTGTCAGGTGGCGAGGGGTTCTCTCGCTTAGGGTTTTTTCTTTATCGAAAATGCCGGTTTCAACCGCTGCATATCCGCGTCCAATTGCTTGCGAATCTCGCGCAATCTGATCTGTTCAAGGGTGAGCACGATCGCTTGAATGAGGAAGGCGAACAAGACGAGCGCGAATATCATCCCGGCTGCACGTAGCGGCCAGCGGCGGTAGAGGACGCCTGCAAAGATGGCTCCTGTGCTGAATCCTGCTAGGCCGGAAACGATTCTCTCTATCGGTAGCCGTGGCCCTCGCACTTCGAGCATACGGTGTTGCGCTTTGGGTTCCATCCTGATCCCTCACACTCCAAACATGCGGTTAGTTTCCCGGTGCCGTGGCACGCGGGACATTGTTTGCTCGGTTTGCCGTCGTTGGTATGGTGCTTGCAGTTGCACGGTCCTATCCCGTCAGGCTGAAGCGCGGCGGCGGCGAGGTAGGTAGTGTCGATCATATCCAGCACTCCACGATTTGCGGTTCGTCCTGCGGGTTGCGCTCCAACCTTACGCACCATCCGGGTACCTTGGCGCGAACCTCTTCAAGCGTTTCGGCCACATAAACCCAGTCGGCATCCGGCTCCGGTTTGCCTGGGGTAATCCACCAACGGCGCACCACGAACTTGTCCGGGTAATCTTTGGGCCTCGCGTAGACAACGAACATCTCCATTATCGAAACCCCACAATCCAACGGCGAATCTCGGCGGGGTTGTCAATCCATCCGGGTAACAACATGAACCCGCCTCCAATCTCTAAGCCGGGGTGATTCTCACACTCGGGATGCTTGCGTACATCGCTCAACATCGAGGTGAACGCTTGCCTTGTGTCTCCGGCGTCGAGGTATTCGAGTGCGCGTCGTTTGCACCATTCAATATGTTCGTCTTGCGTCATCATTTTATGGACTCTCCACTGTCGGGGTCTACCGTCATTCCTTCCACTGGCTTGTCGTCCTGGCGCTGCCGGAAGTATCGAAACTCCTGCATGAGTGCGACGGAGGCTCCGGGTGGAAATTTGCTGTCATCGAAGAAGGACAACACCATTGCGTCGGCCTCGGTTCGCGCTGCCACTTTCAACAGGTCGACGGCTATCTTGTGCGCCTCGGCAATGGAGAGTTGAGCTTTCTCCCCATTGACCGACAAGCGCACATAAGGCTGTTTGTCACGTTGCGCTACGATGCCATCCACAAAAACGTGTGTGTCTTGAGCCATTCGTTTAGGTCCTTACTTCCCTTCTGCGTCGGAAGGCCACGCCTACACCGACAAAGCCGGTGCCCAACAGGGCAAGCGTGCTCGGCTCCGGTGTACTCGCGATCTGGCCGGAGAAGTCCAAGCCCTGCTGATTCGATCCGGTCTGTGCAACCACGAAAATCAAGCGATTGACTCCGTCGTTGTTGAAACCGGCATCGAAGCTGCCAAGCTGGAAGCTCCCCGCCTTTAAGCAGCTAGGGGGGTTGGAGGAGCATTCGGAATCGTTGCCGATATTGCCGAACTGCTCCAGTTGGGTTGCGAGTGAAACCGTGTTGAGGAAGACCGCGACCGTGTCATCCGCTAGGACGTTCACGGTTCCTCCCCATACTCCGGTGTTGTTGGTCGTGAAGTCCTGGGCGTAGAAGTAGAAGCCGTTCGCATCGAATGGCTTCGTGGTGCCGTTCTCTCCGCCTGTTGGTCCTGAGTTCGGATCATAGGAAACCCATTGCGAACTTCCCAGCGTGGTAAAGAAGCCGCTGGGAAGAGCATAGGTCGCCCCTGAACCGTTCGGGGTGTTATTCGTCCCTGCCGCTATGGTCGGGCCTACGCTTGGAGTTGCCGGAACTGTGTTTTGGGCAGTGCTTCCCAACACCTGCCCGAGATAGTAAGTGTTCGTCCCGGTTCCGGGGCTGGCCGTGCTGTTTAGGTTGATCACGTCGGCGGATGCATACGCGGTGGACACCACAAGAATTGCGAACAAAGCAGTGAATTTAAAAGTACCTTTCATGTGTGCGGCTCCTTGGTACTGTCGGAGCATGGTTGCCCTGCTGTTGATGCTCCGGTGGGGGCGATTAGGGCCGTCTCAGGTGGTTTTGTGGATGGTGGCTACAGTATGCACTCATCTGCATCTTTTTTCGTGAAATCTCATCCATCGCCAACGGTTCCACGGTGGAATCCAATACGGTGGTCGCTCGCCGCACGTATCGCAGACGCAAGGAATCCCCAAGTGATTACCGTAGCGTCTCGGCGTGTAGGAGGTTAATGAGTTGGGCGGCAAAACTGCGGCTAGGTAAGTCATATTCAAACGCAAGGTTTTTGCATAATTCTTTGAATTGGCCGAAGCCAACGGCGAGGGCGGCTTCGGTGGTGTAGCGACGAGGTGTAATCCCGCTGGTTTGGCCGTGGCCATTGGTTTGGTGGTTGCTCTGGACGGAGACGGCTTGAGGGAGGGTCGCAAGTTTGTTGCTCCTTTTCGTGTACTTACGTTTGGTTGGGGGTTGGGCTGCTTTGGCGGCGGCTTTCTTGGCATCTGCTATCTCTTTCCGCCTCTTGATTGCCTGGGCCGATGTACCCAGTATGCCGTGTGCGGCGCGGCGGTGGATGCCTAGGTGGGCTGCGTCGTCATACTCCTTTTCGCAGTCTGGACACTTCAACTTCTCAGGTTTGCTCAATGGTGGTTCTCCTTCTTGCGGCATATTCCATTCCCAAGCGAAGGCGGTCCTCCGCTGAGGGGTGGGTTCGTCCGAATACTGGGTGCTCGGTTGCGAATAACTCCATCACAAGGTCTGCCTGTTGGTGAGAGAGATATCCGGTTACATAGCCGATGTTTGCAAGTAGTCTCTTCCTGGCCTCCTCTTCGTTTAGATGACTGACATAGTAGAACGCAACCATATCTCGAACCTCTGCCTCCACCAGGGCGGCGGCTTGCTCCTTGGTGGTGATCTGTTTGTCGATCACAAGGTTTAAGATCTCCATCATGCTACGCATGGTCATCACTCTTCTCTTGTTAGGTAGTGTTCTACTATGTCTCGCTTCTCTCGGTCGCGTACTCGGCTGGCCTCTTCCAGCGCGGCTCGCATTGCTTGGTGCCTGTGTTCTCGGATTCGTTCACGGTCATCTGCGGCGGCGCGGATAAGAGCGATAGCTGCTGTGAGTCCGGTTTGCATCGCGGTCCCTTTCGGAAGAGTTTTTCTTTCGGACATCTCGCCCAATGGCTGACGGCGGCGCTCTCCGGGTGCGGCATCGGTTCCATCGGGATACTGCTACGGCTGGGCGTCGTCCACCATTCGATGGGTGCTAGACAACCTTTGCAACGGCTGTAGTTATTCCGGCGAAACCCGGCCTGTTGCAGTGCGGCGAGCGTGGTGGGGAACGGCATCAGTGCCACCACTCGGGTATCAGTTTCAGGTGATGTCTGTAGTCCTCGCCCCTTTCTTTCGGGGGCAGGTACAGAACTTTATCCCCTGGGCCTTGGGTGTACGGAGCCATCAGGGTATCGGTGCCGCATCGTGGCCCTTTGATCGCCACCATCACAGCCTCATTCCATAGCTGCCGGGGCAGGTTCTTCATCTGGCCTCCGTGCTCGCGGAGGATGTCTAGGTAGCGTTTCTGGTATGCCTTGAATCCCTCTCTGCTGCCGTCCGGTCCCTCGATCTTGAAGTGGGCGCAGAACACGTCCGACATTACCCAGCGCGTATCACTGACCAGCACGATAGCTTGAGCGAAGGTTTCTCGCGCAACGTCGGCGGCGGCTCTCATCATCGCGTACTTGTCCGCTTCATTCTTCCAGCCAACGGCGGTCACATACGTTTCATCGTTCGGGCCGATGAGCATCAGCTTTGGGACAAAGCCCTCATCTTTGCTGTAGGGGATACTGGCGCGGTCTTCTCTCGCGACTAGCATTAGCTTGTTGAGCATTGCTTTCACTTCCACCATTCTTCAACCTCTTCGTCGTGGTGCAACCATAGGGGGTCGCCGCAAACCCGTCCTAACAGAAAATGCCTCCAGCGCGGCGGGATGAGGCATTGCAGTTTAAGTTTTTCGTGGCCGTCTTCCGCTTGTCTGCGGGTCGCATAGCGGAGTTGCAATTGATCGTGGGGATAGTGTTTCGCGGTGTGCTTTTTGCGCTCGTCGTAGGCCGCTTCCTTCTCCGGCGTCATGGCTCCCCTGGCGGTGAGAACTAGCCACTCGCGGTCGGCCTTGCGGTTGGCCGGTGCAAACAACATCGTCTCGAAGATGAGCGGGGGGCCGATGCAAAAGAAGTTGTGATCTATGCCAAGCCATACCGTTGACAGCTTCTCGCCATACAGTGTCCGGGTCTGTCCTACGATGCGGTCCTCGTCCTGCTGCTCCAGCAGCAGCGCCCATTTCGTCGTCGCTGACAGTAGCTCGTCGCTGACTATCGGCTTGCCATCAGGGTAGTATGCGATGGGCCTGGGTTCGCGCCCCAAGACATTCCTAGCTGCAAGGGCATCCAATCCCTCACGGAGTTGCTTCAACTGCTCATCGTCGGCCATGTTTCTACCTCTGAGAATGGGAAATGGGACTCACGCTTACAACGTGAGTCCCTCTCTTGTTTTGCTCTACTCGTATCCACTCCGGGGTTAGGCCGTTGCGGGATTGGGTGCTGCTTTTACGACGCTACTGCAACTTTCTTGCGCTTCACCTTCGCGGTGGGCCGTGGCTCCGGCTCCGCGTTGACTGCTTTTACCTCGCCGTCTTCTAGGTACACACCAACCTTGCCGGATGTGTCAACCACTTCAACGAAGACCTGAAAGTCTTGTGCGTGCGCCATCTCTGAAACGATGTTCATAGACTTCGCATCCAACAGGCTTCCATCTTTGATCCGCATCACGCGAAGCTCCGGGTTTGAAGCCATGCCGATAGCAACGCTGGCCCTGATCTGGTCGGCGTTGCTTACTTGGTCGAACGGCAATCCTTCATAGATGACTTCCTTATCCCCGAACGCCAAACCGGGAACCGGAAACTCGGCCTCGGAGATAGCCTTGGCCCTGACTGCGGCGCGTTCGTCCATCGCGGTACTAAGCGCCTCAATCTCCCGGTCGAGTTCATCGATTTCAGAGTCGAAGCCTTCGCGCTGGCGGCGGCGGTCAATCCCTGCGTTGACGGTTCTTGCGTGGGTGATCTGCGCGGCAAGCTCCTCCGCGTTCTTCGGCTCCGGCAACGTCGGCCACTTGTCCATCTCTGCGTCAACCTTCTTGAGTGTCGCATCCCAAGCATTCGCCTCCTCCTCCAGTTCATCGGCCTGGGCGCGTAGCGCTGCAACGCGCTCCCGCTGGTCTGCGATGTCCGTAGAGAGTTGGCGGCGGTGGCCTATCTTCTCTCTGCGCTCCCTGTCCTGCCGTGCGATGTCATCGTTGAAGGTGCTGACTTCGCGTAGCTCCTGCACTAGCGCGGCCTCGTCAATCTTCTCGCTCGGAAGGTTGTCGGGAACGGCGAAGGCATCGCGGCGAATCTGGATGGCATCGCGCTCCTTCTTCGCCTCGCGGCGGCGGAGGTAGTCGGCGTTGTAGGCGGCGTCGAGTGCGTCCACGTCGATGTCCAGCTTTACGAGTGAGCGCAAAACCTCTGACTGCTTCTCCGGCTTCATCCGCAGAAATTCGAGCGGGTCGAAACTGATCCGCCCCATGAGTCCATCGAGGAGGGCCTGTGGGGATGCATACCGGCTCTTGTTCGATTTCGATTCCAGCGCGAGGGTGCCGTTGCGGTTGCCGCCCTCGAAGAAGCGGCGGGTTACAACGATGTCGCCTAAGTCGAGTTGGATAACTCCCTTCCCTGCCCCTTTACGAACGGGCTGTGAAGGTACGTTGCTGGTCCCGGTCAAGGCCCATTCGATGGAGTCAAGAATGCTGGTCTTCCCGCTGCCGTTGCCTCCGCTGATGCGGTTGACGTAGTTACTCGGCGTGAGGTCGATAGCCTTCAACCGCTTGATGTTTTCTGATGTGAGTTTAATAATCCTCATGCGGTCGCGCCTTCTTTCGCTGCTGCCAAAACGTTCAGTTTTTCCATTACGGTATCGTGGTTAAGTCTCATCTCTTGCCGCATGAGTTCGAGATTTTCCCTCGTGACATCCTGATTATTTTTCATCTGCTGCTTGATGAGTTCCATGTTGGTTTGCAGGGTGGCATACTGCGCTTGCTCGGCTTGCCATCGTGCATCGGCAATCTGGCCGTATGCGCCGATGCTCTCTTTGATTGCGGAGAGTTCGGGGGCGATGAAGTCTTGTAGCAGTTTGCGGACATCGTCTACTACGCTCATCGCGTCCCTGCTTTCTTCTTGGCGGCGGTGGGCTTGGTTCCGTTGGCTTGGTGGCTGAGGTAAAAGTCAATGATCTTGTTCAAGAGCGAAGTACGGTCGCGGTGATCTGCTGCCGCCATCTCGTCGAGAACTTTAACCGTGGCAGAGGGACAATAAAAATTGAGCTTTGTTTTGGTCATAGGCTCTACCATACTCCGTTGTATTCCGTTGTCAAAAGAAAAAAAGGCTCTGACCCTCGCTGCAAGGGTCAGAGCGGCAAAGGGAACTTTAAGCCTCGGCAACGGGTTGGATCGGCTCCTCCGTGGGTGCCGGTACCAGTGCGCCGGTCGGTTCGTTCCAGCGGTAGCCAGGGTGCGCGGCCACGATCTGTTCGATGTACTTGGTTCGTGCGGCTAGATTCTCGCGGAGCGCCTGTTGCATCGCCGCATGTTTCAGGCCGAAGTTTTCCAGCTTGGTTATTTCCAGTTCGCTTAGGACGTTGCCGTTTACCATGCCCTCTTTCTCCTTATGCAATCGCTGTGATCAAACCGTTAACGACCGTGACTGTATTGGCCGATGTAATTGTCCCGCTCACTCCCGCATGGCCATTCACAGTAATTGGACCCGTAATCCCCACGCCTGCCGTACTACCCAGCGTTAGTATCTCTGTCCCACTGACGCGGAATCTGTGAAAACCGGCTTGCATCCAGTTGTCCACGGTGTCGTAGTACATATCTGTGATGACCGGGTAGCCGCCGTCACAACACGTAATCCCTTGGGTTCCTCCAGCGGATGTATCGAAGATGAGCGCCTTGGTGGTGTTGTCGCCGGTTATCTGTACGCCGCTCCCTTGAAGGGTTGTCAGAAAGGTTGCGCCATAGCCGACAGTGAGACCTCCGTTTTGGATAACTACACTACCGCCGATTTGAACAGCGCCGGTTAAATCCCATGTCCCTGCCGTAGTCGCCCCTGGATCGAAAGTAATGTTCCCCTGCAAAATCGAGAGAACCGTCACCTTCGCATTCGGATTCGCGCCTGGGTTCGCAGAACCGTCTGACAGGTAGGAAGGCGATGCGGGACTCGCAACAGAGAGAACGGCGTTGGGTTGCGGCGGGGCGTTGCTCATCGCCAGTCCATAACTATAAAAGCCCGACATTTGTATGCCACCCGGAGGGGTGACGGGGCCTCCAGCAGCATAGTAATTAGTGGCGGAATTCCCACAGCGAATCAGGATTGCTTGCGCTCCGCCACAGAAGCCGGGGCCGCTGAGTTCCAGATCAAGGCCAATCGAGCCGCCACCGAGAGGGGTTGGGCTTATCTGATATCTATCAAGCAGGAACCCTGAACCGCCAAAGGCGGGAAAGTGGGGACATTCCACAGCGTCTCCGGCTTGCCAACGAACCCCGTTCTGTTCCAACGTTGCGTTGAGGTTGGCGAAGGTCACAAGACTAGTAACTTCCGCTCCGGGGCACAGGTGGAAGCCGGAGTTAGCTCCGGTTGATGTCGCTGCTTCAGCGGCTACAGCGGGGGTGCTCTGCGGGAGGATGCGGCCTGCCATAGAGCCTGCCGCTTGATACCCATAGATGAGATTGACTCCATCCAGAGATGCGAAGGCGAAGTAGCTTGAGCGCATCCCCGAAAATGCTAGGTTGGCGTCCATGCTGATGTACTGGCCCTGAATCCCTCCCTTAAAGATGATGCTCGGGTGGTCGAATTGTGGGTTTCGTAACTTCATGGTGAGGGTTTGTTGCATACCCGAACCTACGGCTACGGGGGCCGAAGCTGTGGTGAGGATGGATTGCTCGGGATAATTTGGACCTGCAATGGTTACAACATCGCCAGCGGCGAACGGGGGAAATGTTCCGCCGATCTTTGCCAGATTCACCACTAAAGACTGGCTGACGGGAGTATTCGCCGGTTGGTTGCTAAAGGGTATCCCTGTGGTTGTGGTGATACCTGCGGCGGTGCTGAGGGGTAGTTGTCCAGCGGGTAAGACTGCCCATTGCGCCGCAGAAGTAGCCGGGGCATGGTTTGCATTGCCCGGTACAAGACTGACGTAGTTATTCCCGCCTGAAGTAACGATGTTCCCCGCTGCATAAGTGGTCGTCGCACTCCACGCGGCTGCGGTCACGACAAGGTTGGTGATGGGAAGCTGGTTGAGATAGGTTTCTACTGCCCCTGCTCCTATGTCCATGTAGGTGGGCGTGCTCGCGCCGTTCCAATTGCCGTTGAGTTGTCCCTTTGAGATGTTGAGTAAGAATGCGCCGTCGGTCAGATGGTTAGCTCCTCCCGTCAGCGTGTAAGTCGGAGCCATATCGCCTGTGCCGGTCGTCGTAGCGATAGTTCCGTGGAAATAGCCTTGGAGTTCCCAGACGTGGGCGCTAATTCCCGTCACGCCTTCATCAGATCCCGCCGCAGTTCCACCATCCGACAGGACATAAAAGTAGAGTCCCGCCGTATCGCCTATGGCATGGCGCTCCAAAGTCCCGCTCTCCATTTGGCAGATGCCACGCTGCCCTTGATACATGGTGTGGTAGTGATGTTTTGTCACACTCCACTGGCCGGAAAAATTGAATCCCGCCCCTGCCGTAACGCTGATGGTTTCCTCTTGAACATAACTGGGGTTGGCGAGGGAACGGTCCTCTTCGTCAACGTTGTTCGTCGTCGCCATTTTGCCTTGCATGAGGCCTGGAACGTTGAGCGTGCTCTGGGTGGATGCATCGGTGGTGATCTGGGACGGCGATACTAACGGCCCTGCGGATTGATAGAAAGACAACTGCCCGGTGTTGCCGGGGTTCACTCCGCCTCCGCCTCCGCCTCCGCCTCCGCTGTTGGCGAAGGTTCTGACCGGCGAGCCTTGCGAGGTCAGTTCCCCTTGCACATCCATAGGCGGGTAAACGATGACCTTGTCTACCGTGTTGCCAGTTCCCCGCATTGCTTGCATCCAGTAGGTATCGACTCCGCTGTCCTTCGCGGCTAAAAAAACCAGGCTGTCAGCGTGGGCTGAAATAGACCACAGCCTTTCATCTATGGGGGCCAGTGCGTTGATGAGGGACACTATTGCTTTTTGCTGCCCGTCGCCGCTCAATCCAACTGAGACATTAGATGATGTGAAATCCGGTGGGATAAAACCAAAGGCTTTCAGTTGACCGCCAAACTGCCCATGCGAGAGTTGCATAAATTCGGCGGCAACGAAGTTGAAGCCGTTCCACTCCCAGTTCTGAAACTGGGTGTCGCGCTGATCGGATATGTAGGTGGTTGCTGAACCGCGCACCACTGCGCCTATCTCCTCGGTGCTGGTGTAGCCATGCACGATGATGACCTCGCCTACTCCCGCGTTGTACTTCTGGATGTAGTCGACGGCGGCTTGGATGCTGGGGAATCCGCCATTGGTTCCCACATAGAAGACGTTGTTGACTTGGTTGATGCCGATGGGTCCTAACGTCGTTGCTGTCGCCATGACTCACTCCTTCAAGCTCGCGGCAAATTGGCGTCCAACCCGCCATCGTTGCCGATAAAGTTATGCACGCTGATTTGTCCGGGGCCGCGTCCTACGTCTGCCGCATTGCGGCAATTCGACGGCCAAAAGAAGGCGTGGCCTCCCTTGGCGTCCTGATGAAAGATGAAGGTGTACAAAACTCCTGGCGCGATGTTCCGCACCTTCGCCGTCGACACGTTATTGCGGAGGTGGACGATGAAACACGCGGCCACGGTGCCATCAAAGATGATGGGTGAGGCGGAACTATAGAGCATGTACTGCCGTCTCATGAGTAGGCTCCTCCGCTGATCGCGTAGAGTTGCCCGTCGTAATCGGCAACGAAGGTCTGAATGGTTCGTGCATTGGGGTCATGCTTCACCATCGTTCCGTTATGCACGGTCGCGCCCCAGTTGAACTGCCATCCTCCGGTTCCATCCTGAAGGATGATGAACGTATAGAGGTTGCCCGGTACCATGTCTTGAAAATTGGCATGGAGAACGTTGCCGGTGAGCGTGGTCTTGAATGCGGTATAGCCAACGTTGCCGTCAAACGTCATGGTGTCGTTGCCGGTCAACACTAGAAGCTCATCGATGATCAGCGGTGGTACCGGCATCATCGGTAGGGATGGGTCAAACGGGACAAGGTCTTCGAGAATATAAGCGGTGTCGCCTAGAAAAACATAGGCGTTGGTCTGCACCACATCACCGTTCGAGTCCTTCACGGTGACGGTGTAGTAGGTTCCCGGTGGCTCGATGATGTCATTGCCCGGTACATCTACGGTGAAGGTGCCGTCACTGCCAACGTCGAGGTCGACTGTAGTTACTCGGGCAAAGGTGATGTCTCCCTTGTTACTACCTAGCCGGGGGTTTCGTGGGCCATATCCGCACAGTGCGAACACCACACTCCCCGGCTCTATCGTTTCCTCTTGGATGGTTCCCAGTCTTCCGGTTACGGATGCCATCGGCTTTACCTCACGCGAAGAAAGAGAGCGGTCCCACGGTGGCGAGGCGTGGATGCCGTTCAAGCTGTTGGGTGATGTTGTTGATGAACCATTCGCGGTTCATGCTGCTGAGGTCGGCGTAGTAGAGCGAGGTCATCCTTCCCCGGTCGTCTTCAAGGTTCACGTTGCTATCGTCTGAGGTGCCTTGATAGATGTCGTCAACCATCGACAGCATCCGGCGAAACGTCAGGTCTTTAGGATCGACAACGATCTGGATGCTGGTGTGAACGCTGCCAACGTAGTTCGGTGCGGTGTCGAGTACGTTTTTCCACTCTCCCCATCCCGCCTTGACGCGGTTGGCGATGACCTGGGCGACGGCTAACATGCACTCCACTCCGCCGTAGTGGTATGCCTCTTGAACGGCATACTCTACCAGTCGGCCCTTGATGTAGTTCTCGTACGTCATCGCTGGCCTCGCGTCTTGCGCATCTCGTCTAACTGTTCTAGGTAAAGTTCGCTGGCCGCGTTGTGGGTTACCGGCCCAAAAGCTCGGTCGACTTCATCCTCGGTGACAACCTCTTCCTGCATCAGCTTGAGTAGCGCGGTGCGCCATCCGCGATAGCGTTCACTTGTCGGTACATCAAATTCGTTGAACCTCATCAAGCTCCACTCTGGCGCTTGGGGCCATTGCAGATAGGTGAGGTATTGCACGTTGCGCTTGCCGTTGCGCTTCACCCATCCGGTAATGCCTACGCGGTCCTTGATGATTACCTCGTGCAACCAAAAACGTGCGGTTGATCGCGTGCGCTGTAGCGGAACGGTGAGGCCGGTTTTGTGGTCGATGTCCCATACCCAATCAATCGCCGGGTCGATGCTGCAATCGACGCCGGCCGATTTTAGCTTCATGAAAATTGCGTGCGGGTGGAGGATGTTAACCAGACGCATCTCTTCGTTCTCGCGTCCCATCCATCGCTCTTGTCCCGGCCAACGGTTGGCGGCTCGAGCGCGATAGTTCTCCTCGAACAATTTTTGTTCTTCCTCGATGAGTTCGGCGCTGCTGGTGTCGGTGTAGGGCAACGGCTCCTCGACTACCGGAGTCGGAAGCTCCTCGTCATAACTACACTCAACCCGCTTTAGGTTGGAACGGATTTCTCCTGCCTCTCGCATTACGGCTGCTCCTCTGGTTCCTGCTCTTGTGTTTGTTGTCCTACGCCATTGACGGTCGCGGCGATTAGCGGCGCGGCGATTTGTGGTGCGACTCGATTCATAGCGGCATACTCCAACATCTTCGCCACGCGGGGATTCACGGCGGCTTGATGCAGGAGTACATTTCGGAACCCTTTCACCGTTCCCTTAATGAATCCGGCCTTCGACGGAATCGATGCCATGTAATTTGCCGCGTCGCCTATGACCTGTCCATACATCGCGGCTCTCTGTGGGGTCTGCGTGAGGGTTGCAATCTTTGTAAGGCCCGTCAGTCCATCCTTGCCGATGATGTTTTCGATGGGTGCGCGGCCATAGCGTTCCGTGAGTCGGTTGATTCCGTTCATGAGTTTGCCGCCGTTGATGCCGCGCCATGCGTTGGCGTCGGAGGCTAGGCTTTCATCGGAGATGTTGAAGGCGCGGGAAACGGCGGAGTGTACCGCATCCAAAACTTTCGAGGATCGCCATGCGGATTTGGCGGCTTTGAAATCGGTGCGGTCTACCTTGCCCTGTGTCTGATCGAAGAGTCCATCAATCGAATCCTCCAGCTTATGCACTGCTCCGTAGTCCTCGTTGTTGTAGGCGTCGTCCAACTCTCCGCGTAGCCGCGTGTATTCGCCTCCGGTAGCGGAATCGAATCGGGCGAAGATAGGCGCGGCGTGTTCGCGAATCTTCTTCGCGGCATCGCCAAAGCTGCGGATGTTTTGCACCTCTGCGGTTGAATCGATCGGTTGGAAGTTGGGCGGCTTCTCCTCGATATAACTAACCCGCCTGCCTCCGGGCTGCGGTGTCGGCTGTGTCGGCTGTGCTGGTTGCTGTTGTCCTGGCTGGCTTGGCTGGCTCTCCGGTATCTCTCCCTCGTATGGCCCTACCTCATTGGTTCGTGCGAGTCCTGCTGGTGGCTCTCCCGCTTCTAACTGCGGCTGTCCTCCTGCTCCAAGCTGCGGGGCGGTGGGCTGCGTCGTTGTATCGCTCGGCAACTGCGCTTGCCCGGTGCCTAGCTGTCGATCTGTTCCGGCTACTTCCGGTTGCGCCTCCGGCGCAAGGTTGATGTCGCGCTCTCCCTGAACCCATCGCGCCTGCCGCGCTGCGTTGAGTTTTTCGAGTTCGTTATAAGCGGTGCGCTGTGCGCGATTGACGATTCCCTTTTGTGCGCCTAGCTGTTGCTCTTGGGCATACTTCGGAGTGCTGCGGATGTCGGCTAAGTCCTCCGCTAACGGCGCGGCTCCGGGCTTCTGCGATGCCAGTACAGGTAGGGTCTCGCCTAATGCCTCCGTCGTTGACGGTGCAATCTTGGAAAGAATCTTCGCGCCTCCGGCCTGTACTCCCTCCAGTGCCGCTCCTCCGGCTCCGGCTGCGGCTCCGGTTTCGAGTGCAGTAGTCAAGTCTTTGCCGTGGGCTAGGGCTTGCCCGGTTCCTACGGTTCCCTGCCGTACACCATTCGCCATGATTTCGAGTAGGCGCGGCGGTAGCTTCTTCAAGGTGCTTGCCAATGGCGCAAGTTTCTCCACTTTGGCTAACGTGCTGGCTCCCTTAAGCAGTTCATCGCCAGAAGCAAATTCGATGATGTTCTCGATGGCGCTTCCGGCCATGCGTCCGGGGGTATTCATGGGCTGCGCGGCTCGGGCTTCGTCGGCGGCTCGGGCGGTAGCGGTGGCGCGTTGGAAGGCTGGCCCTACTCCGGGGATTGCGCCAATGGCTTTCTCTGCGGTGAGTCCGGTTTGTGACAGTGCCGATGTAAACCCGGTGTTGAGTTCGCCTAGCTCATGGGCGGCGGCGTCGTACCAGTGCGACGGCGCGGCGGGTGCCGGGTCGCCAAAGGTTACATCCTGCGGGGCCTGGGTTGGCGCACCAAACGTAACTCCGCTTGGCGCGGCATCGCCAAAGGTCACGCCTTGCGGCGGCTCAGAAGGCATGATAATTCGTTCCTTTCTTGTCGTCGGCGTAGCCCACTACATTGCCATCCTTGAAGGCTGGAACCTTGCCGGAGGGGATTGCCTTGGCCGCTCCCTGCGGCTGCTGCTGCTGTGGCTGCTGTGGCTGTCCTGGCTGCTGCGGGGCGGCTCCATATCGCCGGAGTAGCTGTTGCGTTGGCTGGTCAAAAAATTGTTCGACCGGAAGCTCCTGACCGGCTCCGGTCTTGTACTTCTGAAAGAGCGCACCCACTTTTCCGCCAGTCAAATGCAAAAGCTCGTGGAGCGCGGAGTCTCGAATACTCTGGATTGGAGACGAGATTTGACTTCTTATCCGCTCTCCCTCCTTCTCTCCAATAACTCCACCCATCGCCAGCTTCCCCGCCTCCCCAGTGAAAAATTCGCGGTCTGAGTTGTAGTCGGCGGCGGGGCCGGAGAGATTTCTGCCAACCGCAAGCGAGGGGGAATCTCCCAACCTTCGCGAGTTTAATAACGCTCTTTCCGCGTGCGACATCGCGGTCGATAGTTGGACAATCGAAGTTGCATCGCCCTTGGTCTTGAAGTTTTGTTTCGTGTCATACCGCGCATCGGTAAAGGTCGGGTCATAGTTCATGACGGCACTACGGAAGGCTTGGTTTTGTGGGCTTCTGGATGCGGTTGGCATTTTAAGATCGCCGTTGGCGGTGGACCTGATCTGGTTCCATGCGCTTTCATCAATTCCGCTGGCTTTCAAATAGTCCTCGCCCTTCAATCCGGCTGCGCCGGGTGCGCCTCCGGTTACTCCCTTCATCACGTTGGCCCTCGCGGTGGCGGCTGCGGCCTCGGCGTAGTCTTTGGTGGCGGTGGCTTTGCCGGTCTGAATCTGTTGCGCCCGTAGTTCGGCCTCGCTCTTATCCTTGTCGGCGGTTTCTTTGGCCTTCGCGACATCGGCATTGGTTTTCAGATTCGCGGTATTTTGGGCGTTGAGAAGAGTATCGATTTCGCCGTTTGTGTGCGCTCCAGCGGGGATAGTGACCGTCTCAAAGGTGGGCGCTCCTCCGGCTGTATCGGAGGCTTTCGCTCTTAGGTATGTCACTGGCTTTTCGTTCCTCTGGTCGGCCCAACCCTTATCTACGACATAGGCTTTGACTCCGGTAACGTTGTGGTCGCCGTCGTAAGTGGGTACGGTTCGCATGGTCCCGCCTGGGTGATGCTGCATGATGAGCGCGACGTTGGGCGACTTTGCAACGTCGGCCATACTCCCAAAGGTTCCCATCTCCTCCGCGCCGGGGGCGTTCTTAAACCGCTCCTCTTCGGCGTTGGCTTGGTCGATCTGCGCTTGGGTCGCCGCTACGTTATTCATCTTGTTTTGGAAGGTTTGGGCGACACTATGTTGTTGCGTGAGTACCAGATTGGCGTGGGCTTGCAACCGCTGTTGCTCTACCGTGGCCTCCTGATTGGCTTCATCTAGCCTTTGTTGCGGTTGCTGGAGTCCGGTTTGGATACCTGCGGCGGCGGCTCGGGCTGGCCCTCCTGGGCCTTGCCCTACGGCGATTCCATGCGCGGCTCCCCCCAGTGCGGCGGCGGCTACCCTGCCCCACTTTTCCCCGCTCGTAGACGGGTCATGCTCTACCGTGACATTGCCATCTTTATCCTTTTTTACACGTAGGGTTACATCCCCTCCTAGGATGCTGCCAACCTTGTCCATAACGTGCGCTAACCATGACTGATGCGCGTCTCCTGCCTTCATCTCCGGGTCTTGATAAGCCGGGGTGGTTTGGGTGGGGATTTGATCGGTCAGCGGTGCGCCTTGTTCGGGGGAAACCGGGGGCTGATTCCCGGCTATGGGCGGGACTCCGGTAGGGGTGAGCGAAGGCGGGACATTGCTGTCCGGTATCCCCTGTGGGGGGGCGTTCGGTGCGAGGACTGAAGCGGCGTCTGCCATGATGTTTACCCTCCCCTTAGAAGTGCTTTGAAGCGTATCCGCCAGCGGCCATACCGCCGATGCTTCCCAGTGCGCCAAAGGCGGCGTTCCAAGGGCTGTTGGCGGCGTTGGCTATGTCGGTGGCTCCCTGCATCGCAGAGTTCCCCGCTCCGGTGGTCTGGGCGGCGTAGCTGGTGGGGTTGATAAGCCCTGCGGTGGAGCCTAGAACGTTGGCCGCTGTGTTCCAGTTGGTGTAGCCCTGCGCGTAGTTCGCCTGGGTGATCTGGTTCTCGCCCTGCGCCCGTTGCGCGGCGGCTTGGTTGGTGTTCTGGGCAAGGATGTTGGCGTTAATGCTCGACGGCAACAGGGTGTCGCCTCCGCCTCGCGCTGCAAGTATCTGCGCGGTGGCTCTTTGCGCCTGGGCGTAGTTCTGGCCAACGGTCTCCGCGTTCTGGGTGCGTAGCGCATTCTCTTCGCCGGGGGCAAAGCCGGTCTGACTCGGTCCCGCCTTGAGGATGGGCATATAGGCGCTGGTCAAAGCTCCGGTAATCGCCTGAGACTGGCCGAATATCTTGCTGTATTGCTGCGTCATCGTTTCGTAGAATTGCTTCTCTTCGTCGGAAACTTGGGTCTGCTGTTGGGTTGCGCCGCACATTTGCCTACCCTCCCTCACCCTGAGATATTTGTGGGGCTGCGTCCCAATGCTCTATACGGCCCTGATTCGGGTTCGGGGGTAGTCCAATGTCCCTCACCAGTCCAGAAACCTCCCTGAACCCCATCCGGCGCTTCGCCATCGCGGTCAGTTCCGGGGCGTCGGTCTGAAACAGGAGTTCGCGGAAACTGTTGGCGCAAAGCTGCGCCTCGATCCAAGCCAACCCTTTCAGGAGCGCGATGCGGTTGCGCGTCTTGTCGGCGCTGGTCTCCGCCTGGGCGAACTGCATACTCAGCCTGACGGCGGTTTGCGTCTTGAAATAGAACAGGACGTTTCCCTTTTCGTCCTCTAAGGCCCAAGCGTCCTCCCCTGGCTTCAGCTTGAGGAAGTAATCGGCATCCATCCGGTCATGGTGGTACTGGTCGGCGTCTATGAGGCTATCCAGATAGACCCGGTCCTGTTCCGCGACCGGGCGTACCACGTATTGATCAAAGTGAAATACCGTTGCGCTCATGGTCCACTCCTATTTGGCTGGCAAAGTACGGTAGGTCGGTACCCTTGCTCCGCCGTAAAACTGTCGTTGAAAAGCGTCCGATGTTGAAGCCATAAGGGGCATCGACGCCAGCATGTTCGGGTGCCGCGTCGGGGCGGTGTTCTTGGGGGGTATCTGCGGCTGCAAATTGCTCTGCTGCGGGACGGGTTGGTACCCCTGCATATTGACCCTTGCGGCCTGTCGTAAAGTGGCCATTATTGGCTCCTCTGTTCGGCCCAAACTTGGCCAAAAATTGCATAGGTATCAAGCTCGTTTGCGGCGTCTTCCGCTGGCCATTCCAAGCGCATTTTTAAGCTCTTGCACCATACCGGTTTTTGGTTCTGCAAGAGGCTATGCCGGTTGCTGTAAATGGTGTCGCTTGGCTCGGCGTTTGGGGGGTCTTGGCGGGTGCGCGGAACGGCGGCAAATTGGGCGGATTTTGACCCTGTTTTTTCCTTGGTTTCATCCAACATTACGGCGAGTTGGGTGGGGGTTCCCTCGGCTTCCGACTCCAGCGCAATCCACGCCAAACCTGCCAGTTGTCCGGTGTGTGCGAGGACGATATTTCCGATGTCCGCGAAGGCGGGATAGGTGAGTCCGTTGTCGGTGTTGACGCTGGTATCGCGCATCAAAATGGGGCCTGAACTGGCGGGGCCAATCAGCAAAGTCATGGTGCCGGGGGCGGTTTCTACGCTCTGCACGGCGCTGCTTCCAGCGGAAAGAATCGCCGGAGGATTCCAGTTCAAGCCCGATTCCGGGGCGGAGGTCGGGGCCATGCGATACCACTGGGTTGCTCCGTCTGCCACATAAAGCGCGGTCTCCCCGGTGGGTCCGCTGTGGAAGGTGACATAGGCGGTTTTGGGGTTCAGCGCGGCTATCTGATCGGCAATGGGGAAGCTGGCTTCGGTGATTCCCGCGCTCGGGTCCAGCGCGTTAATCATCTTGTGTCCGGTCAGCAGATAGGGGGTTGTAAGGAAGATGGCGAAGGCGTCATAGTTCAACAGCGGCAGGTTTTCAATGTACTTGTCCATGTAAAGGGGGTCGCTGGTTGTACCGGTTCCCTGAATGATGTAGGCGTCTCGCACGGTGAACACGATGACGCCTAGCGAACTGACCCAGAAACGGGTGATCTTGGATTGGGCTGTAAAGGTGGTGTCGAATCCGGCATTGCCGCTCGATCCGCTGACAACGGCATCCGGCCCTGACGATATCCATACGACGTTACCGACGGCGGCGTAGATGCGGCCCTGGTGGTACTCCAGACACGTCGCGCCAACCGGCAACGGCGTGCCCTCCCCTGCTACCTGGGCCTGAATCTCGATTGTGAGGCCGCTGTCGGGTGTGGTGTCGGTGTACGTCCAAAGCGTTGCGCCGGGGTTGGGTATCTCGTCCAGCAGAAAGAAGGTCGAGCCTCCCTGGGTGGTGCGATAGAGCACGATGGTATCGACTTGGGGATCGGCGGAGCCTTGCCCCTGCACGATGACTTCTCCCCCCTTGTTGACGCTGATAGGCGCACTCGGCGGAGACATATTGCTGATGTCTTTGTTGCTGGAGTTCTTGAAGGCATAGCCATACCGCCACGGCGCGGTGGTGGCGGAGGCGAAGTTTCCCGCGTTGACCCAAGTGATTCCGCCGTCGGTGGTGTAGGCTCCCGGCTCGGTCGCCCACGTCGGCTGATAGCTTCCGCTTTTGGCTGCTTGCTCTGCGGTCTGAAGATAGCCGTTGCTGTCGACAATGGTTATGCCTTCGATGATGGGGGTGTCCGGGCCTATGTCCGTGGCCCACAGAAGGACCGCTCCCCTGTTCTCCCACACTAGGCCATTGCTGCCGTCGCTTACCACGGTCCCTACTCCGGGTAGCCAAGTGGGTTCGCTGCTGCCGCTGGTTCCTGAAGTTGTGCAGAGGAAAAAATTGGGTACGGGTAGGCCGGTGATGGAATCAATTACGCTGCCAATAACTACATTGCTTGAAAAGCTGTCATAGGCTCGCCCTGCCTGCCATCCGGTTTCAGTCGGAAGCATGATGAGGCTCCATGTCGCGCTCCCGTCCGGGGTGCTGCTGTAGGCGGGGAAGGTGACCCATGCCGGTTCCGTGGAGCCGGTAGTACCGAAATAGATAATTTGCTCGATACCACCATTGCTGTCCTGAATGAGTAACGCTCGATATGGGGGCAACACACCTGCACCCGTAACCGGGGCGCTGAATACGGTGTTGGGTTGCCATGTGCCGTAAGGGTTCGGCCTAGCTCCCTGGGTTACGGTCGGTGCGGTGGTGGGTGCCACGATACCCCAGTCGCTCACCACTCCGGTTGCGTTGTTGAGTTGCTTGTTCTCGACGCCGTTGGTGAAATAAAGCGTGTTGCCTACGCCTAGAAAGTAGGTGCTTCCCGCGCCTGGAGATTTTGTCCATATGGTTGTCTTGGTGCTCGGTCCTGTGCCGTCGTAGACGGTCGCGGCGGTGTCCACCATCACGCGCACGGCTTCATCGGTCAGAGTGAAGGTATTCCAGCCGAAAAAGCGATTGATCGGGGGAAAGATTTGCGAGTTATAGACCGACGATCCGGGGCGGCGGCGGAGAGTTAGCTTGGAGCTAATCTCCGCGTTCCGTCCCGCTGCTATGCGGTCTTGTCTGCCGCCATAGAACTTTTCGGTAAACATCTCCGTCGCGGCATCGCGGAGCGGGTTGGTGTTGGTCCAATAGCCCGTCACCATGCGGTTGACGTGCAAGGGGGCGAAGTCGCTCGGTGCGCTCTGCGCTCCCTCGATCTGTAGCGGCCCTGCCATTAGGTTGCGCTCCGGGCTTGTACGCCTTGCTGTGTGGTCAGTTGGTTCCTACCTGCTTCACCCATCAGGGCAAGCCACTCTCCAATGAAGATGTTGCGTTGGGTGGCGGTGAGTCCGTCTTGCGCTCCTAGCAGGTGGGAGATAAATTTCTGCGCCCATACCGCTTGGCGAACGTCCTTGGTGATCATGGAGAGCAGAGCCAAAAATCCCCATTCGTAGATGTAGCCAAGATGATCGGGAATCGGTGCCCATGACGATGCCGTTGAGGTCACGGTTGGCGAGGCGTTCTGATAGAAGCCGTCCAGCAGATAGGATTTATCGGGCAGGGCATTGATGCGGAGGGTTATGCTGTCGTCGTCCTGGGCTTGCACGGCGATGCTCTGCGGTCGCATAACTGCACTTTCAGCGGCGAGGCTGGAGACGATGGGAAGCTCTTTCACTTCGCCGGTCGACACGTCGGTCAGCCATGCTTTTTCGAGAAATCCAAAGTTGGTTGTGTTGAGTAAGTAATCCTGCACGATATCTTCATCGCCAAAGGCGTCGACGGTGGGGATGGGAACCTCGAATACGGTACGGTTCCACGGCCACTTGAAGGGTGCGCCAAGCATGGTTTGCTTGATGAGGTTCGCGGCGGTGATCGCGGGGTCGCCGTTCGAGATATTCGCCGGTTGGTAGCCGATGAAGGGCAGCGAAAACAGAATGCTGGATTGAATGTTGCGCGTCACTGGCATTCGCTACCTCCATCCCCAGCGGTATGGGTATGGCCCTTGATCCTGAATGAAGCTGGGAGAGGCGATGGGCTGGTCGGGATAGAAGCCTTTGCTTTCGTCCTCGCGGTCGCCCTGGCGTGCGGCGGCGGCGACGGAGTCCAGCCATGCTTGTTTCATCTTGTCGAAACGGGCTAGGACGGCGGGGTTAGAGGAATAGCGGTGGGCATAGGCAATGAAGCCGTCGATGAACCATTTGGAGTATTCATCGGGGATGGGGTCGATGAACTGGCCTAGGTTGATGAAGCGCGGCGGCTGCTTCATCTGCGCGAAGATTCGCACGAGCCAAACGTTTCCTCCCATCGGGGGGCGGGGAAGAAACCGGAAGCCTTGCGCGAGAGGATCGGCAACCGTCCATATACAGGTGCCGTCGGTAATAAAATAACCTGCGGCTGCGTTAACTGGCGCTAGGGGTGGGGTGGTGCCGGTCGTGCCGTACTGGGTCAGCACCAAAATATTACCGTTGGCGTCGGTGATGTTGGTTACGTTGTTGTTGTTGGTGATCGCTTGGCCTACGGGATTGGTGTAGATGATTCCCGGTCCCGGCCATCGTCCGTACTCAAGCTGGTTGTTCTGAAACCAACACACTTCGCCGGGGAAGCCTCCGACAGAGTTGTCGATGGCGATGTCCCGCACGGCTGTAATCGGCCATGACGGGGGCGGAACCTGAGTGTTGTTGATGTCGATGCGAACGCCGTTCTCCAGCCATCCGATGTTGTTGACGTTGATGGTTGCGTAGTCCTGTTGCAACGGGGTCAGCACGAACGCGGGAACCCTGGCCCGGTTCCACTTCCACGGAAACCGCACACTCAGCATCTCTCCCATCACGGTATTGCTGATGGAGAGCGCGGGTTGCGCGGCGTAGCCTCCGGTGGATTTGAGAACCGGGGTGAGGTCGCCCATTACGGAAACCTCGTCCACGATGTTCATCAGTTGCACGTTGCTGTTTCCCATCGCTGGCCTCTGTGTAGTTATTGCTTCTGCTGCTGCTGCGGTGGGGTCGCTGGTTTGCCCTTCTTCTCCACATCGGGAAGGTCGCGTGCTTTGGCGGCGTCCGCGAAAAGCTGTTGTGTTTTCGCGTTCTGCTCAAGCTGCTGTTTGTAGGCGTCGTCGTTGGCGGCTTCGTTCGCCTCGGCCAGGGCTTGTAGTTTCAGGCGTTGTTCGCGGGGTGTGATGATTGTTTCGGTCATGGCGAGATAATCCTTTCGTTGCTAGGCTGCGTCTTCGTCGCGGTGGATGACGAAGAGTTGGGTTCCGCTCATCTCGTTATCGGTTGGCAAATTGAGCCACCACTGGTACTCCTGATAGAGCCGTCTGTACTCGGCCTTCTGTTCCGGGGTGGACTTCTTGAGGTTGAGCGCGGGGTCGGGCGGCTCGACGATCTTGGAGCATCGCTGACAGACGATAATGATGGGTCCGTGGCAAAGCTGATGCTTGACGACGGCATAGTTACTGTCATTGCCGTGGGACAACATCTCCACACCCTTGCCGCCTTTCTTATGCCAGCAACCGGCTTGCTGTGCCTTCTGCCGCGCTCTCGCGTTATTGATATCGACATCACGCGCTAACATGCGGCGGCGGTTGCTTTCTTTGCGGTCGCGCATCTGCGTGATGCGCTCCTTCGTCTCCTCAAGCTGTAGCTGCTCTAGCTCGGCGGTGATTGAAACCTTGTCCAATGGCATTGGCTGTTCCTCTTTCCTGTGTAGTTACTGGAGAGAGGGAGATAAGACGACAAGCGCCTAACAAGCCCCCTTCTCCCCCCTCCGTTGCGTTGCTCGTTACGCAACGGTCTCTCCAGCTTTTTAGGTGATGACCGACTGTGCATCCGTGTAGCGGACACGTTGAACCGGGTCCGGTGGCAGGGTGCAGGTGTACATCGTGTTGTACGAAGCAAACCCGCCGATCATGCGCGAAGGATCGTAGCCGCTCGGCTCCGTCAATCGACGTACCCAGACGTTCAAGTTTCTCCAGTCGCCGTCACCAATTTGCGTGTTCTCTTTCGCGCCGAAAGAGATTCCGATAATCCCGTCTTTACCGATGACATAGGTGCGGAGTTTGTTCGGGGTTCCGACGGTCAGCTTGACGAGCGTGGATTGATGGAAGCTCGCGCCTCCCCAGTCAATCACTGCCACTTCATCGCCGTCCGGTGAGGGAAGCTCGCGCAATTTCTCCTGGCCTTCCGCCGTTCTCTTCAGAACATCGGTAATGCCGTTGGGTTGAGTGCTGATCAGGATGTCTCCGACAATCAGCGGATGGATGACTCCGGTAAAGCGTCCTTGGTCGAAGGGCAACGCATTGACGGCGGCTAGAGACTGCACCATCGAAGTGATGTCCTGCGCGATAAGTCCGGTGCCAATCGGTACATGGACTACGGTTGCATCAACGACGCTGGCTCCGTCGACGGTGTTCTGAATGATGATGTTGATGACCTGGGCCATGCGGTATGCCATCTGAACCCCCAACGCTTCGAGCGCGGGGTCGAGGGCAGTTTGCAGAGCGTACGTTGAGATATTCGCGTAGTCGGCATAGTTTCCGATGGTGCTGGTGTTCGACACGACCGACACGGTTAGGCCGGTTCCTATCGTTCCTTCCGGTGCCTGCGTCGTCGGCGGAGCCGGAAGATTTTGATACATGAACAGTTGCAATTTATTACCGGAGTTCTCGTCCAGCGTGCGCCGCGCGGTGCATCGAACCCACGGCGTCTCCGCCTTCAGGTTCTCGACGAAAACCTTGTCGTAACTAGTAACTACACTTTGCGGCAAGTTGGTGGTTAAGTTGGAGGCTGGCGACACGCCAACCCCCAACGCGCCGTGAACGCGATAACGCGCTACGTCTCCCGTCCAAAAGAAGAGTTGACCGCCAACACCTGCGGCAAACTCGATGAACGGAATCACTATATTCCGGCAAAACTTCCTGCCGCGCTCGGCGGCTATGGATGTATTCCGCATGTGACTATCCCCCTCTGTGGGAAGTCACGCGCCTAGAGCATCGACCGCTTTCCTAAAGGCTGGGTCTCGCAATTTCTCCTGATACTCCGCCCTCGACATACGCTCGATATCTGCGCGTGTGATCTTCTTGGGCGTTGGCGGCGGGGGTGCGGTGGCGGATGCATCACTGCTCCGAATCCCTGTCGATACGCTCCGTGGTCTGGTGTTCGTAGGAGAGGGAGAGTTAGGCTCCGGCTGTCCGTTCGGTTTGGGGCCGTCCGTTGGCTCTGTCGGCCATGCGATGAGTTCGCCCTGGTCGGAGAGTGTTTGGTAAACAAGCGCAAGGTTGTTGCGCGTTAGGTCTAGATTGTTGTCTTTCAGTGCGGCGAAAAGTTTGTCGCGGTTCTGCTGTACCGGGTAGTAATCGGGGTTGGCCTGAACGAACGCAACCGCCTCATCTTTGTAGTACTGGTCGCGCTGCTCCTCGGTCATGCTGGCGAGTCGTTTGGTCGATTCACGCGGGGTAACTCCGCCCTGCGCGTGCGTGACGATCTCCGTCACGGTCTCCACTACTTTTTCTGGGTCGGTAATGTCCGTCGATAGCCGTAGCTTGTCAGCGGGGCTTAGCTCTTTCGCTTCGGTTTTGAGTGCTTGGGGTACCCTCGCTTGATCGGGCCTTCGCAGACGGCTGATTTCACGATTCGCGTTTGCCTGGGACTGCAACAGCGCGTCGGCAACCTCTTTGTAGGTTTTGCCTTTGAAGGTGGAGATTCGTGCTCCGGCTGCGTTTTCGATGACGGCGATGTAGTCGCCGTTTTGATCGGGTTCACCATCATTGAGCCATTCGTATTTCATTGTTTCTCCTCATTGGTAGTCCTCTGCGTCGGATGGCATCGGGCGGGTGGGGTCGAGTATGTTCTCGATCAACTGTTCCTCTGCGGTTGATTCCGGTACTGAGGGTTTCTTAGCAACACTGCTGAGATAGAGTGAGATTTCAGCGTCCATTTTTTGTTGCAGGTGCGTGAATATCTGCCACGCTGCCTTGGTCATTTTGTGTTTCGCCAACACTGACGCCTCTTTCTCGGCGTCGGTGTTGATGAGTTCGGTTTCGATTTCGATACAACACATCTCCATCACGTCGAGCACGTCAGACCACGCCTCGCCATTGCGGACGTTGAAGAGATTGCGGCGTGCCTGCGGGGTTAGCTGCGCGGTCACTCCGAATCGTCTCTCCGTGCGGATGGCGGTCTCGATCATGCGATTGCCTCCTGCTCCTCGCTCGCATCGTGTTGAGCGAGTCTCTTGGCTGCGGCGCTGGCGGGTACATCTCCCTCCAATAACTTCATTTCGGCCTCTGTTACGGAGCGTACGTCGCGGAGCATGAATCCAACCTGAAGGCATATCTCCCCCAGTCTGGTAATCCGGGCGAAGTATTTTCCTGAATTCCCCATCTCCGTTTGCGTGAGGTCTTCTATCAAGCCGCGCTCCCACAAGGGCTGCATGATCTGCTCCAGCGTCAACACGTCGTCTTCGTCGCGGAGTGCGCCAATGCCGATACCGCCAAAACGATCGCGGCGCTTTTGTTCGACAAGCATTTCGAGGGCGCGGCGATGGCGGAGCGGGATAGCCATGAACTTAGCGGATTCCATCAACTTCCTCCTGACGTGCCGAAGAATTGGCTTGCCTGCATCTGGCGCTCGTCGGCGGTGCGCTCGGCAAAACTGGCGGCGCGTTCGAGCGGCGATTCCACAAGCGTTTTGTGGGTGGTGTCTACGCTCTTGCTGGCAATTCGCCCGGCAATTTTTTTGTCTTCCAATTCCATGTCGTTTTGGTGCTTCTGCTGTAGCTCTGCCGCGCTCGCCTGGGCTTTGATCGCCATAGGATTCTGTTGCGTCATCGTCTGCATTTCCTGTGGCGTCATCGGGACAATCAGGTCGGCGCGGTTCTTCCACTCCGACATATCCAGCACCATCTTTACTAGCTCCATCACATTGACCTTGTAGCCAATCTGCGAGAGTTGCTGAATGAGTGCCTGATTGCCGAAGACTTCCAACAGGAAGGGAAGGGCCTGGGCCATGCGGTTCCGTGCGGCCAGCTTGGTTCCGGCCAGCGTCTCAAACTTCACGTTGGTCTTCATGAAGTCGCCAAAGTCCACGATGAGGTCTTGGGTGCGCTCACCAATCCGGTCGCGGATTTCTTTGATCGGCATCCGCTCCTTCGTCATCTGGAATAAGAAGTTGAGGAAGGGCAAAAAAACCCCGTCGATGAATCTCTCGACGGGGCTTTGCAGTCGTCCTGACGATGCGGCCTGAAGCATCCCGGCTCCCGTGCCAGAATGCCCCACGCTGCTGCCGCGTCCTGGGAGAACGCCTTGTACTGTAGCCTGATCCGCGCCGGTCGCGCCTTCGCTCGAACCGACAACCGCTTGAATCGCTCTCCAGCCATCGGGGGGTACCTGCGGCTGCGGTACCAGGGCAACGGCTTTGGTGGCATCGTTGCCGTCCACCATGCGGATGCCCCCCAGCCTTCGCCGTTGGTCCTGAGTCGGCACATTAGCTCCCCTAGCAATGGCGTACTCGGGCTGAACGGCGAAGGCTAAAATGTCAAGGATCGCGTTAATCATTCCTTGCTCGACTCGTTGATCCGCGCCGGAGATGCGGCCTACTCCCATTCCATATCCGCTGTTGTCGATGTCCCAATAGTTCGCGCTCAAAAAGGGTTTTTCGGGGAGTTTGTGTTTGCCGTTGCGGATGACGCATTTCTGTTGCAGCACAGCGCGGCAATCTGTTTTGCTCCACCACTCCAAAACCTGCATCGGCTTCAATAGCGGGTCTTCACTCCAGTCCGTGTCCTGCTGCGCGGCATGGTGGACGCTGGTGTTAACCGTCATCGCCTCTTCGGTGCCGTCGATAGGCTCGGTCTGCTCCTCGTCCGACATAAAGATGTGGCGGAGGATTTCGTCACTGGGGATGTCGTAGTCGGGATTCTCGCGGAGCTTGGTGAGGTCGTCGTAGTTGAGATAGTGACGGCGAACGATGTACTTGGCTTTCCATAGCTGGTTCGGGTTCTTCCACTTGGGGTCGACAAAAATTTCTCCGAGTTCGCACTTCTCGAAGACGGGCCGGTTGCGGGTTACCTCTTCCTCGACGACTTCAAACTCGTCGGACTCTTCGGTAAAAACCGTCATCGGTTTGCCTATCGGCATCGGCACTTGCGGCGGGGCTTTCTTCCTCCGATAGTGCGCCTCGATCTTGGTCTCGGTCTCCCACCCGATGTAGAAAATGACGGTGCCGGAGTTCACCATCCCCTGAATCCCATAACTACACTCTTGCTTGAAGCAGATTTCATCAAGCAGTTCGGAGACTAGGTCCGTCCATGCCCTTGTCGTGTCCTGGCTGGTGGCAGGGCGGGGCCGCACTAGGAACGGCGTGGTATCCGAAAAAACAGCCCCTGTTATGGCAGGGGCTAAAGAGTTGGTCTGTTTGGCAACTGTGAAGCGTGAAACGTTTGACCGGGTGACGGTCGAACCTTCAAACACGCTCATGGTGCGCGGCGATTGATAGAGGATGTCGCTTTCTGACCATTGCAGCGGCCAGCGGCGGTCATTCTGCCATGCGCTTGCCCGTTCGTAGTCCTGCACCACGATGCTGATAACGGCGGCGTCGGTGTACTTGGGCGGGATGGTCGGGTCGGGAGAGGTCGATACCTCACGCGGCAAAACCGGCGCATGAGGACTACTCTCCATCTGTAAAACAGCGGACGCCATGAACTTAGACCTTCAAAACCGTTTGGGGAGAACGGGTTTCGGGGTCTTGTAAAGGCCCACTTCCGCTGTTTTAGTGGCACTTGAGATATCAGTGCGTTTGTCGGGGCAGAACGACGTTACAAACTCGATTTGCGGATAATAAGCCCTAACCTCCCTTCAATCAATCTTTCGCTTGGCCTTCCCTAGTAAAATTACTAGTTGACTACTCCAGCCCTGGCATGATGACTTCTAACCCTTGATCTGTAAACAGATGCTCCTCGAAGCTCGACAGCGCCTCAACCTCCTCCGGCTCCGGCTCTGGCGGGGTATACACTCCGCGCCCATAGATGAGGTTGTACTTATCGCGTTCGCGCATCATCGTCCACGCAAGGTCTTCCTCTTCAAGCTCGGTGGCGGCGATGCTCACCGGAAGGTTGTCGGCCACGCGGGAGACGACATCCGGCAACCCGTCATCCTCGGTCATGCCGTACTGTACGAAGCCTTGGACAAGTGGCTTGGTCTTCAGCCCGTTAGAGAAGAAGAGGCGCGAGGATGCCAGTAGCGGCTCCATGTGGCGGATGCGGGTGTCGCGCTCTCCGCTGTCGCCTTGAAACTCCGTCCATGTGATGGTGATGTCCCATCCCGTTGTCAAACTGTAGTTATTGATGGCGGCTTGCATCAACCGCGCCCCTGGCGAGTCCTCGATCACAACGCGGTGCATGCCGTTGCGTCGGGCGGTATCGTGGATGATTCGGGCGAGTGCCGATGGCTTGTAGTGACCCTGCAAAGTCTCCGCGATATACATGCGGTTGCGGTGCATAATGCCTACCGCGCCGGAGGTCGTTAGCCAGTTCAGGCTCCGGCAGGGAAGCCGGAAGTGAATGCACCTCTGACCCTCCATCGGCAAGTCGCCCTCGTCCACCATCGCGGCCAACATCTGGCTCTCGGTGAATACCAGTTCGGCGGCTCCGTAGCTGTCGAGCATGTATTGGCTCATGAAGTATTCGTAATCGGCCTCATACTCCTCACGGAGAAATTCGTAGCTGAGGATGGCGGGAAACAGTAGCTCTAGTTCGTCCGGGTTGGGGAACCCGTTGGGGTCTAGGCGCTCGCCGTTCAACAGCCGCAGGGCAGGCTTGAAAACGCGGTGATAGCTTCCCGGCCTCGCCGTCAAAACCTCATCGCTGAAGGTGTCGCCTAGGCCGTACGGCGTCCCGATCTTTATCTCGAAGCCGGTTGGCTTAAGAATCTTGCGCGTGAGCTTATACGCCTTGGTGACGGCAACCCGGCCCTCATACTTCTTTGAGTTGCGGTTGGTGTTGATGTCGTCGTAGATCAACACGTCCGGGTGCCATCCGGTTGTGTTCGAGTCAATCGAGTTGGCCCATATCATCGGTTCCACGATCTTAGGGTCGTGCTGGCGGAGCAGACAGGTGAATTGCCCTGCTTCCTTGGCTGGCTTGGACACGCAGAGTTCGGGGAAGAGTGCTTGAAACAGCGTCGGCGGTCGGCTCGGGGGTTTGACGAAGAAGCTGGCTATCTGATCGACAAAGGCGAAGGCCAAGTCTTTGCCTCCGCTCATGATCAGAATCGCAATCGTCATGTAGTAATGCAGGATGAGTTGTACACAGTAGGCGATGTCGAGAGTGGTCTTGAAGGTGTTGCGCGGGTAGAGCAGGGTCCGTCTCCGCTTGCGCCCGATGTGGAGTTCCGCAACTGTCTGCGCCGGGTCTATCTCGGGGAAAAATCGGATGGCTTCGTGGTGAATGGCTTCGTCAATCAGGCAGTAACCCAACACATAGCACAGCGCGAGAAGGTTGGTCTTGCAGCAACGACGGCCATCCTCCTTCACCTCGTCGTCGTGCAAAACAAGGTCCGTCAGTTCCGTGCGCCATGCGCGATTGTCGCCGCGCTCTTGGTTCGGATCGCGGAGCCGTCGCCAGTTGAAATGTTGCTTCATTGTCCCGCTTGCGCTGACATCTCTTCTTGCTCGTCGGGTTCAACTGGTCCCATGTGCTGCTGAACGTGCGCGGCAAGCTCGGCGGGGTTGCCTATGTTGTACTCGGCATCGGCGCTCTGCCCGTCCTGGGGCGGCTGGCCTTTGCCGTCGCGGAGGTCATGCTTGGCGATTAAGCCGTTTTTGGTCCTGCGGATATGCATCTCGTGAGTGTGGAGTTTCTTGCCCTTGCTGCTTAGGACCTTGGCTGCGCTTGCGGCTGGTGATTCCATAACTACACCCTCCCCACAAACAACGTGTAGACGATCCAAACGAAGGTGACGAGATAGACGGCGATTTTGACGGGGATACGAACGCGCTCGTTAAGGCAAAGGTCAATGAGCGGCGTGAGGATATAGGCGACTAGCAGGATGATGATGATTTGGAGCATCGCGCCTCCGGGGTTCCCCCCGGACGCGCCTAGATGCGCCGGAGAGCCTGTCTGTCGATGACGGTAGTGAAGCCGTCGCCTTCAAACTTGATCTGTGCTGTTCTGCTGGATTGGCGGAGTATCTTGCACGCCTGCCCCTTGCGTCCCAATCTGTCCCAAACGAGGACATAGGGGAAGGGGATTGGCTGGTCATGGACTTCGGGGTTAGGCCCAAGCCTCATGATGGCTGTGCGGAGGGTAGCATCAAACTGGCGCTCCTCGCTACTGAGTTCTTTTTTCTTCATTTTTCTCTTTCATGGCTTTGCCGAAGCAGGAGCCGCAGATTACCGGCGTTGGGACGTCGCCCCTCGCCTTTATCGTGGCCTGGGTGGATGGTGACAACCAGACGGCGGCTCCGCACGCGCATAGCGCCTGTTTGGAGCCTGTGATTCCGCCGTGCTCGGTGGCCGCTACGACGGTCAGAGGGGCATCCGCTGGCACGTCTTCGATGGTTCCAAACTTTCCCTCCAGCGCCATCTTGCGGAGCCTCTGATGGGCTTCCGGGTTGGCCTTTAGTGCGGCGCGGATAACTTCAATCTCGGTTGGCATCCTGCGCCTCCTTGATCGCGAGTTCTAGTTCGCTCCAGTCAATCGCCCAGTTGTTCTCGAAGGCGTTCAACGCCAGTCTGCAAGCGTCCAACAGTCGCGTGTTGATCTTCGACAGGAGTTCAATCTTGCTTCTCAGTCCTTCAATCTCGGTCGGCATTGACCCTCCCGGTTTCAACGATGTTGATCTCGAAGCGATGACGAACGCGCATCGAGTGACCGGACAAGATGGTCCGCATGGCGCGAACGGTGCGCCCCTGTTTGCCCACCAGCTTGCCGGTATCGAGCGGGGAACTGACGACATGGATAACGCTTTTTTCGGGGCCGGAGGTTTCGGCGTGTACTTTGACTTGGGCGGGGTTGTCCACCAGCGCCAACACGATCATGGTCACCAGGGCGAGGGCTTCGTTGACTGCGACTCTCACGTCCGCGCACAAATCCGGTTGCCGGTCGACTAGCTGTTGTGACTCGATTGCTGCTCGCATTTACTCTTCCTCTCTCAGTTTGCTTAGTTTGCTCATCTTGCCCCAACACTCTTCCAGTTCCGCCAGCGATAGTAGGCGGTCCTGATACTTTGCGGGGGGAACCTTTGTGGATGGGATGGGGAAGCCTTTAATCTCTCCTCCGGGGTTGGCTCCGAGGTCTCGCGCCCGTTGGCACGCATGAACGAAGCCAAAGGCCCGGACGATAACCCCGCCGTGAAACACCTTTCCCGCATACGAGAGGTACCAATAGGACGTTTGCCCTTGGGTCTGCTTCCGCTCCTCTTCAATCAAGTCGCGGTTGCGCTGGCGTAGCTCTTCAATCGTCAGGTGTGGTCTCGTCATCCGCTTCTACAGGGGGATAGATTGCAAAGCCTTCGGGATATTTGCCCTCCGGCAACGCGCCTCGAATCAAGTCAACTGTTGCGCCGTAGTCTTTCGGCTTGGGGCCGCGCTTCTTCGGCGGATTGCTTTTACGGTACTCCTTCTCAGCAAGTTCTTCCTGTGAAAGTTCGGCATCGGGCGGCGGGTTCTTCGCCTCGAACCTCCGCCAACGCTGATAGCGGCTGCGCTCGGCATGGGAACTGGGGCGGAGACAGTACCGGCAACGTACGTTGTCTTCCCGGCTGCGCCTCCATTGCTTCCGCTTCTCGGTGCATTCCTTGGA